TAATAAAAAATAAAAGAAATAATATGAACTGCATTCTATAATATAGTATAATATACTGTAAACTTTAAATAGTTATAGTATATTATTTTTTAAATTCCATTACTAATTGGGTTCTTTTTTTTTAAGACAAAAGATGCCTATTTTCGGCAATAAATCGTTCCAATTCATTTATATCGATTTCATTCATTTCTACATGCGATTCCCAGAAATATCTACAGTAAGCCCATACAAAATCACAGTTACCTTTATACCAATGGTCATAACGTCTTAGAAGTTCAAAATATAACTTATTCGGAAGTAAATTAAGCGATGAACGAGGTAAAACATAGCATAATTGCACCATTTCTGAAACAGGATTTTCCGGTTTTTTTAAAACAAACTCTGTGTCAAAAACAGGAATATATTGGATTAGGTCTTTTAGGAGAGGAGGATAATTATACTTGTAACGCCATCTCCAATCCGGACATCCAGTTGTATAATATTTCATCGTCCATTCAAGACCTTGAAGGTAATTGATGGATACATCACGCTTTTGCTCTCCATTTGTATCAGAATTTATTCCAAAAAGAGCCCGATAATAGCGAGTTTGCCAATATTCTTTAACAGGGTTTATGTATTCCTCGAGTTCCCTTTCATATAATGGAGTTGCTTCAAACTTTTTGAACTTTTCTTCAGGTGTAGTGTCTGGTAAAGACTGTCGTTGTTTATTGTTACGAGACCGATGCTCTTTAATTATAAATTCTTCTTCTAAATTGGCTAAATGCTGAACTACTTTTCTTACATTTTTCCAATAAATTGTTTTACCGTCAGTAAGATTTTCATTCGTATCTCCAATAGTTGCTTTGTAAGCGTTAATCATTTTATCTACTCCACCTGTTCTAATATTTACAGACGGAAAGTGAGGTAAAAAGTCGTTCCCTAGAAAAAAACATAGAAATATATAGTCGTATACTTTATTCTTCTGTTGTTCTAAATTTAATGCACGGTCATTATTCATATACTTAATTATGGCATTTGTTAGTTCAGGTATATCTAAATAATAGTTTGAGTCAGGTTCTAATGAACTGTCAATCGATTGTATAAAATGGGGGGTCTCTCTAAAAAGATAGATGTTCGGACATAAGGGCAAATGATTAATCGAAAGCATAATTAGGTCAGCATCTAAACCATAAATAATAGTAGTTTCTTTTTGATGTTTTTGTGGATTTGAACGAATATAATCAAATAGCTTATGCTCACCTTCTCCCACTTTGTTAGAACCGGAAACAAGAATATTAGATACTTTTAACTTTGAACAAGCATTCATGTCAAAATATTTAGAAACAATATCATTTAATTCAGACATAAATTTGGTTCCAGGTGTAATGGCGGTAGTGTTCCAAGCATCGTCTTTTTCTTTTTTGAAAATCATACGAGAAATTTCATTTTGATAACCGGATTTATAACGTCTAGACCGCTGTTGTTCTAACTTAGCAACAGGTGCAACACCGTCAAACGCAATAATAACTGTTTTTACAGGCTGAATAATTGCAATATATTCCTCTATTTTAGAGATAACACGTTTTATAATGCTTACAGCTACACTTTCAGTGAGTTTATCAAACTCCATTTTGTTGTAAGCATCATAAATAATAGAATTACAGTCAAGATACAGATTATCAATCTTTAAAACATCTTTAACATATTTTTTAATAATTGAAGGATGATTTTTAACGATATATGAAAAATATGAAGGGATACCCATTGCTATATATGTGTTATAACATTACATAATGTGTTTAATATTGTTATGTTAAATATATAATTATTCGATATAGTCGTAAGCGACAAAAATTCTAATTATCTTTAGTAAAAAAGTTATATATTTTATATATATATCTTATAATGAACGATAAAACTACAAATTCTAAAAAAGAAACTCCAAAAAAAGCTTCTTCTGAAATAGTTATTTTGATAGAGAAAAAGCTTTTGTTTTTTCAGGATGTTATTCAAAAAACAATATTACACGTTCAAAAAAATAAAATTCTGGATATAATTGGAGTTAGCGAAGTTAATAGCTGTATAAATACGTTATTCGAACTAAGCAAAAAAATAAAGGATATTACTGAAACAAATATTAAATCTACTACAGATAACGTAATAAATATTTTACAAACTGTAAATAATGAACTGTCTACATTATTCAAAATATTCGGAACAGATTCGTTTGAAGATTTGTTATGGATATGCTTCGGAAATAATTCAGTTAATACTTATGCTATATCTGATATGGATAAACATAAATTTGAATTATTGAAAAAATATTTCCATCCTACAAGCTACAAATTGCTAGGCCAAAAGAAGGATAATGAAAAACAAAATAAAGTAGAAGAAACATTTAACGAAAAATCCAAGAATTTGGATAGCTCTGATATTAGCATAAAAATTAAACCATTCCATTTAAAGGTATATGGAATACAGATAATAGTTCATAACCCACAACACAAAAAGAGCTTAATAATAACAGGAACAGTAGATGATATAATGATTGATTTTTTAAATAATAAATTCGTGAACCTAAAAACAAAGGCAATAAAGGAAAATGCACCACATTCATCCGAATTTCAAGGCGAAACATTTGACAGATATATACAATCTTTGAATTTAAAGGATTATTTGATTTTTGAACCGCACGAAATATATTCAAAATATGCAGGCTACTTAAGTCATTTAAATACTTTAAGACAAAAAACCATATCTCAGGTTGTAAAAGAGTTTGTATCATCTGAATTATATCTTAAAAGGACTATTATCATACAGTTGTTAGTTAAAATAGACAAATACGATAACCAATATTTGGCATATTTATTGTATGACCTATTGTCAAACGATACAAATGGTTCAGTAGATACACAAGAACAGACAATAATGTTTGATAGTTTTCCTTGGTCAATAAAGCAATACTTCAAAGATGCTATGAAACGCACAGTGCAATACACTAATGATTTAGCGAATTTTGACATTCATAAAATACCATTGGAACAACAAATTTGTTTATTAAAAGTCGCTGATTCAGTTAAAGAAAAGGCAATGCAGAAGCTAAAAGAGATAAAGGCAAAGTCCGAGGATTCTGGGTCAAAGGCAAGACAATATCTTGATGGGTTGTTAAAGATACCATTTAATATCTATAGAAAGGAACCTATATTAAACGTTATGAATGATATAAAATTACGATTTAATAATCTACTACTAACTAACAACATAACTAATAATCCTATTAAAGAAAATTATACTAGTTTGGAAATAGCTAAATCATTAAAAGCTGTAAAACAAATAAATGATTCTTCTGAGAATTATACAATGATTATTTCTGAAAAATTAAATACACTTTCAAGTGGTGAATTGAAAATATTGGCAATGACAGTTAATGGCTTTGTAACTAAAAACAAGTTAGAATTTAAAAAGTTGAAAATGAATGGTCGAAATATGAAGGAGAGAATAGAAGATATATTGGGTTTTGTTAACTATTATCAACCTATCAACAAAGACGCGTTGAATACTATATTAAAGATTGACCTCAAACAATCAACTAATTCTAATACTAATAGTAATTTGTTAGTTCATCTATCAGAAATAGAGGGTAAATACAATGAAATAAACAAGTATATGGCTAATGTTAAAGATAACTTAGACAAAGCTGTTCACGGTCACGATAAGGCAAAAAAACAAATAGAACGCATTATTGGTCAATGGATTAACGGAAAACAAGACGGTTATTGCTTTGGATTTGAAGGTCCTCCTGGTATCGGAAAAACTAGTCTGGCAAAAAAAGGGTTATCCGATTGTCTAAAAGACGAAAATGGGGTATCTAGACCGTTTGCAATGATACAAATGGGTGGAGACGCAAATGGGTCAAGTTTACACGGTCATAATTACACTTATGTAGGGTCAACATGGGGGTCAATTGTTCAAATCCTTATTGACAAAAAGTGTATGAACCCAATCATATTTATTGATGAGATAGATAAGATATCAAAGACCGAACACGGTAAGGAAATAGTTGGAATTTTAACACATTTATTGGACCCAGCTCAAAATGACTGTTTTCAAGACAAATATTTTTCGGGAATTGAGTTGGATTTATCAAAGGCATTGTTTATATTGTCTTATAATGACGTTGAAGCTATTGATAAAATTTTGATTGACCGAGTGCATCGCATAAAATTCAAAAGTTTAACATTAGAAGAGAAATTGGTTATTTCTACTACACATATTTTACCTGAAGTTTATGATAAAATGGGTCTACAAGGAATGATTGTTTTCTCAACTGATGTTTTGAAATTTGTTATAGATGAATACACATCGGAGCCTGGTGTTAGAAAATTAAAAGAAATTTTATTTGAAATAGTGGGTGAAATAAATCTAGAAATTTTAAAAAATATTGATACGTCTTACGAGATACCCATTAACATAACTAGTAGTGACATTAAAACTAAGTATTTCAAAGATAAACACGAAATTAAACATAAGAAGATACATACCGAAAATAAAATAGGAATAATAAATGGATTGTGGGCTAATGCTCAAGGTAAAGGTGGCGTTATTCCAATTCAATCCAATTGGAGACCTAGTGAAAAATTCCTACAGCTTCATTTGACTGGAATGCAGGGAGATGTTATGAAGGAATCTATGAATGTAGCTTTAACATTAGCATGGAGCTTAACGCCATTAGAAAAACGGGATGAACTTTTACAAAAACAAAATCACAGCATAAATGGTGTGCATATTCATTGTCCTGAAGGTTCTACTCCAAAGGATGGCCCGAGCGCAGGTACGGCTATAACAACAACAATATACAGCTTGTTTAACAATAGGAAAATAAAATACAATATAGCAATTACAGGAGAGATTACATTGGACGGAAATGTAACAGAAATCGGAGGTTTAGACCTAAAATTTTTGGGAGGAATTAAAGCAGGAGTAACTGAATTTATATATCCAAAAGAAAACCAAAAGGATTATGATAGTTTTATGGAGAAATATAAAGACGATAAACTAACAAAAGGTATAAAATTCTACAGTGTTGAGACAATTGAGGAGGTGTTTGAATTGGTATTTGAGGATTAACGTTTTTACTAAGTTTTATAAAAAAATTTAATATAATAAAATATTATATGTCGGAATTACAGAATGTTCTTTTTAATAATACAATGAATATGTTCAATTCATTATCATTTTATTCACCTTTAATTATTTGTGTTAGTGTAGTTGTATTTTCAATGTTTACTGCTACAATGGAAAAGGCATTTGTGTTTTTTATGTGGATATTTGTAATCACTTTTTTAAGGATAATAGCATTTAAAGGTATGGGTGCAAAATCACCAGAAAATAGTATCCCAGATATTTGTTTAACAGGGATAACACAGATATTCATACCAAAAGATATTACTTACAGCACGTATATATTATCATTTACATTAATGTACTTTTTAATGCCTATGATTATGTTATCAAGTCAGAGCAAAACTAACGCAATTAATTATGGTGTATTGGCGTTTTTCGTTGCTTATATAGGTTTGGACCTATTTATAAAGAAATCTTTGTCGTGCATACCAGCGTTCTTTTCTACACTAGTTATAGGAGATCTTCTAAGCGGTGTCTTTTTAGGAGGCCTTATATCAGGACTGATAATGTATGGAACAACATTAAAAAGTTACTTATATATTAATGAAATTAACGCTAATAAAGAAGTATGTTCTATGCCATCAAAACAACAATTTAAATGTCGTGTATTCAAAAATGGTGAACTAGTAGGTAACGTATAATTTAATTTAATTTATGTTTAAAAATTATACATTATTATTCAAAATGAGATATGTTCGTTAACATCCAAGTTCTTAAAGAAGATAACATCATATTTCTATGGAATGATTCATTTATCATATTCATATTACCTTTTGTGTTGAAATTTCTTGCAAAATTGTTATATGTATTTATAAGATTTTTACTCTTATAATATCCGATATTATCGTGTCTAAATATCGGAAGCTGTTTACGTTTATTAACCATATTATGGAACACAAACATAAGATTAATTAGGTCCGTTTTAGTTTTTATATTCGCAGTTTTAACATTTGCCCAAAACATTTTTGCATGTTGAGCGCATTCCGGACAAGGTAAATTATTACATATTTTTACTAAAATCATTATTAGATTTGGACCAATTAAAGGAAAACTGGTCTCCTTTATTTTTGATGCTAAAGTATGCATAAATACCCATGTGGATGGACCCCAATAGCTTGGCGACATAATATAACTATTATACAAAATAAATTTAAAGATATTCGGTAATTAATAATATATAAATGACAAAATATAATATAGAAGGAAACATAAATTTTTATGATGAATTATTCAAATCACTAGATGATAGTGATGACGAGGATGATGCTAAATTATGTCAAATCACTGGTTTACCTCTTGACGATAAAGCAGTAACTTTAGAATGTAATCATCATTTTAATTATGATGCTTTATATAGAGAACTTTGTAAACAAAAATTTGATTTTAAAACATATGAAATTCATCATCTTTCTAAAAATGAACAAATTAAATTTCTTGCAACTAAATTAGATTATTACATTAAATGTCCTTATTGCAGAAATATGTCGTTTTCTATTTTACCATATTATGAAGAACTAGGGTTAAAAAAGAAATACGGAATTAACAGTTTAGATAATACATTACCAGATAAAATTTCATTAACTCCTAATATATATCCTAGTTATGGGTCTGATGATTATACATTTGTTCAGTGGGGAGTTACATTTAAAAAGGGACAATGTTGCGAAACAATGATTTATGAACCTGTTAAATGTTCTCAAAAATTTGTAGCAAACATTCCTGGAACCGAATTGTCATATTGTAATTGTCATTATAAAGGTGGATTAAAAAAATATAAAATTGGGTTAAAACAACATATATTAGATGAGAAACGTAAATTATTTGATGAAAAAAATAAAGAAAGACACGAAAAAGGATTACCTCCATTAAAGAGATTTCCATCGCTTAAGAGTAAGAGTAAAATAGCAAATGTCGTTAAAGAACCTAATGTTATTGGACAATATGTTCCTGAGGCTCCTATTGTTGATACTGCAACTGTTGATGCAAATGTTGATAAAAATACTGAGCCTATTTTCGATATAACAGATATATTTTGTAAAGTCATTTTAAAAACTGGTCCAAATAAAGGAAAGGAATGCGGTTTCACAAGTGCCAATAAAAACGGGGTATGTAAACGTCATTCAGCAAAGAATATCTAATGTAAAAATGTAATTGCACTTTTAATTTATAAATAATATAAACTAACTTAAAATAATAATCATATTATAAAATAATGAATAATTTAGAAGATACAAAAGAACAACAACAACAACAACAACAACAAATACCTAAACCGAAAACAAACACAAAAGATGAATTAATAGCAAATATAAAAGAATGGATTAAAATGGACAATGAAATAACAAAACTTAAAGCAGAAGTTAAGGATAAAACTAACAAAAAAAAGGAATTAACAGAAACATTGGTAACAATTATGAAAGGAAATTCAATCGATTGCTTTGATATAAACGGAGGAGCATTAGTTTATAAGAAAAGGAAGACCAAACAATCAATTTCAGGTAAATTTTTATTGGCCCAGTTAGAAGAATATTATAAAGAACAACCGGAATTAGCAAAGGAAATAACTAAAAAAGTGTTGGATAACCGAGTAGAGGTATTCAAAGATGAAATAAAACGAAAAATAGACAAATAAAGAATTAACAATTTAAACACAAAATACATATAATCAACATGGAATATACGTATTTTTTAGAAACTATATCAAATAGAAATATAGTTTCTGATGATTTTCAAAAAACAAATATTATGTATAT